TTTATTATGGCGGCTTTCGGTAACCAAAAATCGTGGAGTTCCTCATTCTCGAAAACTTTACCCCAAATATGATACGCCTTTTCTTTGTCTGCTAATAATTTCTCAACCCAAACTTTTTGAGGAATTTCGGTGTATAGTTTATCATCTGCCAACTTTTGAGCAAAATAAGCATCAAGAATCACCCACTTTCTGGCAACCTTTGGTTGTTTGTCGTGGAATGAAATTATATAGTCCGATTGGCTCCTTGTAGGGTAAAATTTCTTGTTAATTTGTGACTTACGTCTCAACTCCAACAAATAGTTATTACCACCTTCATAGGTTTCAAGAATCGTCATTGCTTTTGATTCTAAACTTATTTCCATTGTTTAAATAAAAGTTTGTATTAAATATAAGTGAAAATAAAGTATTTATCAATATATGAAAATGTCACAAGAAAATTTAGAAACTGCAATTAGAAAAATGTTATCGGTAATTAAACCAACAGAAGTATCATTTGTTGATTTTGATTTAACACCAATAGATGAAGATGAGTATTATATGTCAGTTAAGTATGTTGTTCCTGATGATAGTCCGATATTAAAAGTAAAAACAAGTCCAAGAGTATACGATGATTTAAGGATGAAATGGAATGAAGAGATGAAAAAAAACCTTAAAAATTTTTTTAATGCGAAAGTAATAATTACTTCAACAGGGTTAAGTTCAGAATCATTCTATAAACAAAAAAATTATAAATAATTAATATGGAAAATTTAGTTCCAATAACAAGATTAGGAAAATTTTTTGGAGGTGAAGACTATTCATTGGAAATTGATATGGGTCAAGAGTGGCTTGAGGGTGATATGAATTTTACCATTGTATTATATCGTATTGATAGATATAAAACTAAGACGGATGATGTGTACGGTGAAGTGTTAGAAGACGGGATTCAGTTTATGGCACCTGTTGAATTGAAAGGTCTTGTCCAAGTTATGGCGCCGACTTCTAAATTTATTGGTAATTCTAAAGTTGAACAGAAAGAACCTGGAAATATGAAATTTTCAATCTATCAAAAACAACTTAATGATTTGGATGTTGAAATATTTTTGGGTGATTATATTGGATATTACGAATCTGAAGACCGAGTTAGATATTATGTTGTAAGTGATGACGGATATGTTAAGTCGGACAATAAACATACATATGGGGGTTATAAACCATTCTATCGAACTATTACCGCAACCTATGTTAGTGAAAATGAATTTAAAGGTATTTAAGATATGCGAGATATTATTCACAAAATTTTAAGAGAGATGGAAAATTCTAATGATAATAACATCAAAAAAATTGAAGACAATAAGAAGTATATTAAAAAATTACTACCAAGTATTATTAAATTTTTTAAAGATTCATTCTCCGAAGATTTACTCGATATTGAGGTTACGACTAAAAAGGTTCATTATGGGGTTGAAAATTATTCAACAGATGAATATCTTTTAAAATTTTATTTTAATAAAATCCCCAAAGAACACGAATTTAATATGAGAAGAACAATTATTAGGAATTTAGATAATATGTTTAATATCAATATTATAAATTATGCGGTTCCTTTAGATTTAGAGATTTATGTAAAAACATGGAAAAAATTATAAAATTATGCCATTACCAAAAAACATAGTTAAACCAACCTTACCACTAGTTCCTCGAAAAGAGTTATCGGCTCGTAGACAAGAACTATTGCAATATATCAACGAAGATGGGACTTATTTACCCAAATCGGTATTGCACGCGGATTTAGATAGAGGTATGTTGGACTTCGTTAAAAATGAATTGAAGGTTGTTACCGCAGGAGAAATAGTTCCAATGGTTGATATTATTATTACCACTCAAAATTGGTCTCAATATGTCGAAACTTATAAATTCATAGACTTAGATTATAACCCAGACCCACCATATATTACAGTCGTTAGAAGTCCTGAAGTTAAATATGGTTCAAACCCATCACTTCAATATACAATTCCAAATAGAAAACAATTTTATTACGCATCTGTTCCAACTTGGAATGGTAATGAACAAGGTATGGATATCTATACAATACCACAACCTGTCCCTGTCGATATCAAATATAATGTTAAAATCGTTTGTAATAGAATGAGGGAATTGAATCAATTAAATAAAATTGTAATGCAAACATTTGCGTCACGACAAGCATACACCTTTATTAAGGGTCAATATGTTCCAATTATTTTAGATAATGTTTCTGACGAATCTCAAATGACCATAGACGCAAGAAAATATTATGTTCAGAATTATGATTTCACAATGTTAGGATATCTGATTGATGAAGAAGAATTTGAAGTTAAACCGGCAATCCAAAGAGTTACTCAACTTATTGAAATGGATACCACAACAAGAAAACAAAAAAGAAATCAATTCCCAAAAAATCCGGACGAATTTAAATTAGATTTCTTATTTGTAACCGGTAATACAACATTAATAGACATTATTGATTTTAGGGCCAATATGAGTGTTGCAAATTCAGATAATGTTGAAACATTTGATGTATATATAAATGACAATTATTATGGTAGCGATGTTGAAGTAATTCAAATTAATACAAATGATGTTTTAAGGATTGAAGTTACTAAACTAAATAATAATAACGAGGCGTTAATTGTCTTCGATAACAAGTTGGTTTAATCTTCCCCATAGATATCTTTCTTCTCTTTACAAGTTTCTATAATTAAATTTTCCAAAAATTTATAAATTTTAATTCCTCGTTTATCACAATACTTTTTAAGGATATTGTGTGATTCGGGGGATATTTTAATGTTTTTAATTTCTTTCTTAGTTTTCATGGTGAGAAAAAAGGCAGAATTAATTCATACCATTTATAAATACTTATTCAAAAGTAAAGTTTTTTCATAAAATATCGAATATTTATCTATAAAATAAATCTGTAATAGAATTAATAAATAATGGCAACAGCACAAGCAAACCAAAAAGTATTCGTATCTCCGGGTGTGTATACATCAGAAACAGACCTATCTTTCGTAGCCCAAAGTGTGGGTGTTACGACATTAGGTTTAGTGGGAGAAACAATTAAAGGACCGGCCTTTGAACCGATATTTATAACTAATTATGATGAGTTCCAAGCCTATTTTGGAGGAACAGAACCTGTCAAATTTTATAACACCCAAATTCCAAAATATGAAGCGGCATACATAGCTAAATCATATTTACAACAATCAAATCAATTATTTGTAACAAGAATTCTTGGATTATCAGGATATGATGCAGGACCATCTTGGTCACTTACTGTTACCTCTAATGTAGACCCAACAACAATTGGTAACCCATCTACGGGAACATCATTCACGGCAAATTTTACGGGTGATTCAACATTAGAACAAGTCGAATTTATTTCAGGTTCATTACCAAATCAAGTTAACCAAAATTTAAATGTTGAATATAGGTTAGACGATGGTTCGGTATCAACATTACAAATAGATTTTAATAATTCTTTAGGTGCGATAATGAACTCTCCAAGATTATCAGCAACAACCGCAGTGGTATACGGAGCAATCCCTGAAACTGTTTATAATAATTTATCAGGTCAATATAGTACAATTGAGAATCCATATGGATGTGAAAATAATTTTACTCAAAATGATTTAACTGAGTCTTCTAACGATTCTTGGTTTTATGCTAATTTTGAATTTGAAAATAATGATTCTTTAACAGGTAATTATACTGGTTATTCATTTTACTATTCAGTTTCTAGTTTAACTTCAGGAGCGTCAAATACATTTACAGGTACTGTAACCGGTAATTCATATACATTTACAGGTTCTGCATATAGTGAGTTCAATAATATGGTTGTTGCAACCATTCGTTCAAGAGGTATTTCACTTTATTCAAATGACGCGGCAAGTATTAATCATGGACCAATTTATCAAGTAGGAATCGATTATGATAATGGTAATGCTTGGGTTCCAAATAATTTACAATTAATTTGTACTGGACAATATTCTGATATTTCAAAATCACCTTTCTCAACATTTTTATTATCAGGGGTAACTAAAGATAATGAGGTATTTTCATTCGAAACTTCAATGTTGGCGGCATCATCAAAATACATTACAAAAGTTTTAGGGGTTGATAATTTTGGAAAATCAAGATTTGAAGTTCCAATTTATGTTGAGGAGGCTTATCAAGGTTCGTTGAATTATGCGTATAATCAAGGTTATATAAGAGGTTTGGCTTGTGATTTAATTGCATTACCAGACGCTAGAAGTCAAAGAACAGACTCTATTGCATATAATTTAGAAAGATACCAATCACCTGAAACACCATATTTGGTTTCGGAATTAAGAGGTAACAAAGTTTATAACTTGTTTAAATTTATATCAATTTCTGATGGAGATTCTGCAAATACCGAAGTAAAAGTTTCAATCGCAAACCTTTCATATAATAATATGTCATTTGATGTATTAGTTAGAAATTTCTTTGATACTGACGCAAATCCTGTGGTAATTGAAAAATTCACAAATTGTAATTTAGACCCATTATCAAATAATTTTATAGCTAAAAAAATTGGTTCATCTGATGGAGAATACGCGTTAATCTCAAGATATATAATGGTTGAGATGGCAGATGAAGCACCAATAGACGCTTTACCATGTGGATTTTACGGATATACTCAAAGAGAATATTCGGATTATGATACTTATCCTTCACCGTATCCTAAATTTAAGACAAAATATTATTTCCCTGGTGAAGTTATTGCAAATCCACCATTTGGCGTAAATGCTGGAGGTGCACCTGTAGAATCTGCAGGAGATATTGTAAGAAGAAGTTACTTAGGATTTTCAACACAATTTGGAATTGACGAATCTTTCTTAACATATAAGGGTAAACAAACACCTTCAAACTGGATTGGTAATCCGGCGGTTGAGGGTCAACCTTGGAATGTGAGAAGTAAAGGATTCCACATGGATTCAGGTGCAACGGTTGTTACAATCGGAATCACTTCTAAATCAAGCGGAGAAACTGCGTTTGAATGTGGTGTTGCTGAGTTTAGAAATGACCCTGAAACACAAGAAAATCCATATTATTTCATATACTCAAGAAAATATACTATATGTTTTGCGGGTGGCTTTGACGGATGGGATATATATAGAGAGTGGAGAACTAACGAAGATAGATTCCAATTAGGAGCATCAGGTTACTTGGCTGGAGCGTCAAATACTGACCGAAGATATCCAAATGCAACAGGAGACGGATTATTCAAGAGAATTGTTGTTCAAAATAATACTCAAGATTTTGCTAATACAGACTACTACGCTTACTTACTTGGTATTTTAACATTCGCAAATCCTGAATCAACAAATATAAATGTATTTGCAACTTCAAGTATTGATTACGTAAATAACTCAAACCTTGTTGAAGAAGCAATTGACATGATTCAATTCTCAAGAGCGGATTCAGTTTATATTGCAACAACACCTGACTATAGAATGTATACACCGGATGCAACTAATCCTCAAGATATTATTTATTCTCAAGAAGCGGTTGATAATCTAGACAACACAGGAATTGACTCTAACTATACCGCAACTTATTATCCTTGGATATTAGTTCGTGATACCGTTAACAATACACAAATTTATTTACCACCAACAGGTGAGGTTTGTAGAAACTTAGCATTGACTGATAACATATCATTCCCTTGGTTCGCATCGGCGGGTTACACAAGAGGTCTTGTAACTTCAATCAAAGCTAGACAAAAACTTACACAAACAGATAGAGATACCTTGTATCAGGGTAGAATTAACCCTATCGCAACTTTCTCTGATGTTGGAACTGTAATTTGGGGTAATAAAACTTTACAAGTTGCTGACACAGCACTTAACAGATTGAATGTAAGAAGATTATTACTTCAAGCTCGTAAGTTGATTTCAGCGGTAGCGATAAGATTATTGTTTGAACAAAACGACCAAATCGTTAGACAACAATTCTTGGATAGTGTTAACCCTATTTTGGATTCAATCAGAAGAGATAGAGGTCTTTACGATTTCCGTGTAACTGTATTATCAACTCCTGAAGATTTAGACAGAAACACATTAACAGGTAAAATATATTTGAAACCTACTAAGGCGTTAGAGTTCATCGATATCGAGTTCTTCATAACTCCAACAGGAGCTTCATTTGAAAATATCTAATAAATTTAATGGGGGTACGAAAGTATCCCCTTTACTTATTTAAATATGAAAAGACAACTTAAAGAAGGATTTAAACCTGAAGGGACACCAGATATGAAATATTACGCATTCGATTGGGATGATAATATTGTTCATATGCCAACTAAAATTATGTTAAAAACTGAAGATGGTGATGAGATAGGGATGAGTACTGATGATTTTGCCGAGTATAGACACGACTTGGGAAAAAATCCTATACAATATAAAGGTGAGACTATTGTTGGTTTTGCGGATAATCCATTTAGAAATTTTAGAACCGAAGGTGACAAAGATTTTTTAATCGATGCTATGAGAGCAAAAGAAGGACCGGCATTTGATGACTTTAGAGAAGCTATTAACAATGGGTCTATCTTTTCAATTATCACCGCAAGAGGACATAACCCTAAAACATTAAAACAAGCTATTTACAATTATATTATTAAAGGGTTTAATGGTATTGATAAAGATTCTTTAGTTAAAAATTTAAAAAAATATAGAACATTTGTAGGTGAAGACGATATGAGCGATGACGAATTAATTAAATCTTATTTAAACCTTAACAAATATCATCCAGTCACATTTGGTGAGGGTAGTGCTGCGAATCCTGAAGAGTTAAAAGTTAAAGCGATGGAAAAATTTGTTTCTTATATTAAAAATATTGCCGGAAATTTAAATAAACGAGCATTTATAAAAAATGATATATCAAACAATTTTATACCAAATGAACCAGTAATAGGTTTTTCAGATGACGATATAAAAAATGTAGAAGTAATGAGTAAACATTTTAAAGATAAACCAGATAATATAGTTAAGACTTATTCTACTGCTGGAGGTATTAAAAAGTTATATAACTAGAGAATAATTTCTTAAAAAAAAAAGTAAATATAAAAATTTTTAATCAAGAGTATATTTATAAAATATAAACACAAAAAAAACAAAATTGAAATAACATGGCTGATTTATTAATGAAAATGCCCATACCTTACGAACCGAAAAGAAAAAATAGGTTTATTCTAAGGTTTCCATCAAGTTTAGGAATTAACGAATGGTTTGTAGAAACTGCCGCAAGACCATCAATTAAAATTAACTCAAAAGAAATTGAATTTTTAAATACGTCAACATTCGTTGCGGGTAGATTTAATTGGGACCCAATCCAAGTTAAATTCCGTGACCCAATCGGACCTTCTGCTGCTCAAGCTCTTATGGAATGGGTTCGTTTACATGCTGAATCAGTTACAGGTCGTATGGGTTATGCTGCGGGTTATAAAAAAGATATTGACCTTGAAATGTTAGACCCAACGGGAGTCGTGGTTGAGAAATGGATTCTTTATGGAACATTCTTAACTGATGTTAACTTTGGTGGTTTAGGATATAGTGATGATGCTTTGGCGGATATTCAAGCGACATTAAGAATGGACAGATGTGTATTAGTATACTAATTTATTTTTATTATTTACAATTATTTAAATACAACTATTTTTAACCGTAAAGCATAAACACTTTACGGTTATTTTTTTATATATGGATACACAATCAAGAGACTACGGTCAAGAAAATTTTACATTACCACATGACGTGGTTCAACTACCATCAAAAGGGGTTTTTTATAAAAACAAAAAGAAATCATTAAAGGTCGGGTATCTAACGGCATCAGATGAAAATATTCTAATGGGAGGTGCGGATGATTTAACAATCAATCTACTACGTTCAAAAATATATGAACCGGACATTAAAGTTGAGGATTTAATTGAAGGTGATGTTGAATCTATCTTAATATTTTTAAGGAATACTGCATTTGGTCCTGAGATGGAATTAAATTTGACCGACCCGGTAACTAAAAAACCATTCCAATCAACGGTACAATTAAACGAATTACCAATTATTGAAGGTAAACAACCTAATGAGGACGGAACATTTACAGTATCATTACCTAAAACTCAATCTACTATTAAAATAAAACCATTAAACTATGGTGAAATTATGGAGATTAGTAAATTGGCGGATTCATACCCTCAAGGTAGAGTTGTCCCAAGAATTACTTGGAGATTACAAAAAGAAATCGTTGAGGTTGATGGTTCTACCGACAAAGTAGTTATTTCTAAGTTTGTTGAGTCTATGCCAATTGCAGATTCAAAACACATTAGAAAATTTATGAATCAAAATGAACCAAGATTAGATATGACTAAAACAATTATGGCCCCGTCCGGAGAAAAGCTAATAGTGAATGTTGGCTTTGGGGTGGACTTTTTTCGTCCTTTCTTCTGATTATAGAAAGAATCAAATTGATGAGTTTTATTATTTGAATAATTTGATGAAAATCACTTACCAAGATTTTTTACAAATGCCTGTGTTTTTAAGACGATACTTACTCGATAAATGGGTTGAAGAAAATAAGAAGGACTAAAATTTTTAGTCCTTCTTCTATTTATATATAAAATAAGAATATGGCAACTCCCGAAGAAATAGAAAGTTCCAAAAAAGGTTTAGAAGATTTAAGTAAAAATCTTAAAGATTTAGCGAATCCCGTAAAGGCTATTGGTAGTGCCATTGCCGACGTGACGGCGGGTGCGGATGGGCTAAATAAAAGTTTCACATTAAGTAGGGCTAGAATTCAGGAAATGAAGGTAGCCTTTGCCGATTCCTCTGTTGAAGTTTTAAGATTAGGCGGTAATTTAGGTGATACTCTAACCACAATAACACAAATTGCCGATGCATCAAATAGAAATGTTATTGAAAATAAAAAAGTAGTCTCTGAACTATATGCCTCCAGTGAAATATTAGGAATAACGGCTAAGGATTTAGTTAATAATTTTAAAAATGTTGGATATGAAACATCACGAATAGGACCTAATATTGAAAAGTCAATTGCGTATGTTCAAAGTGTGGGATTGAATGCTAGAACAGTTATGCAATCTGTTAGTGCAAATATGGAACAGATGAATCGTTTCCAATTTGAAGGTGGTGTTGCGGGATTAACTAAAATGGCTGCACAATCCTCAATGTTAAGGTTTGATATGTCCCAAACATTCGGATTTGCGGATAAAATGTTGAAACCTGAAAACGCCATTAATATGGCGGCAGCATTTCAAAGATTGGGAGTAACGGCGGGTAATTTAATTGACCCGTTTGCATTAATGAATCAATCATTAAATGACCCAACAGGATTAAATAATAGTTTGGCAAGATTGGGTGAAAAATTTGTTTATTTTAGTGAGGAGGCTCAAGCATTTAAAATAAATCCTGAAGGTGTTAGAATTTTGAAAGAACTTGAAGAGGAAGCTGGTTTACTACCTGGGTCGTTAGCTAAGTCGGCGTTAGCCGCGGCAGATTTAGATAAAAGGTTATCTCAAGTAAGTGCTGCGGGGTTAAAATTTGAAAATGAAGAGGACAAACAATACTTGGCAAATATTGCTGCGATGGGTAAAGGTGGTAAATATGAAGTTAAAATTGATGAT